GGAAGAGAGAGACGGCCTGAAAGCTAAGCAGGGCGATTCCACAGTGGACGGCAAGACTGCCCAGCAGTGGAAGGAAGCCTATGATCAGGCGGTAGCTGACCACAAGAAGGAGCTGGAGGGCGTCAACTTCCAGCATGTTCTGGAAGCAGCTATCACCGGTGCCAAGGGCAAGAATGCCAAGGCGATCACTGCTCTGCTGGATGTGGAAGCCCTGAGAGGAAGCGAAGACCAGCCCAAAGCAATCAATGCCGCTCTGGAGGCCCTGAAGAAGGATAGCGGCTACCTCTTCGATGGAGAGGGAACACCTCCCCCTTATTCCCGGGGTGCGGGAACACAAATCACATCTCCTGCAGGCGCAGCCAATTCTTTGGCGGGCGCACTGAAAGAGAAATATTCCAAATAACTGAAAGGATGAATTAACTTATGGCAATTACTTTGGCAGAAGCAAAGGTCGGCATGGCCGACAAGGTAGATCAGCAGGTTATCGATATGTTCCGGCGCAGCTCCCTGCTGCTGGATAACCTGACCTTCGACAACTGCATTTCCCCCGGTACCGGCGGCTCTACGCTGGCATACGGCTATGTGCAGCTGAAGACCCCCTCCACCGCGGCGGTCCGTACCATCAATGCCGAGTACACCCCCGGCGAAGCAAAACGGGAGAAGAAGACCACCAACGCCATCATCATGGGCGGCTCCTTCCAGGTGGACCGTGTGCTGCAGAACACTGCCGGCGCGGTCGATGAGCTGGCATTCCAGGTAGAGCAGAAGATCAAGGCTACCGCCAACCACTTCCACAACACGGTGATCAACGGCACTGTGGATGCGGGCAGTTTCGATGGTCTGAAGAAGCTGCTGTCCGGCACCGAGAACGAGATCACCAGCCAGGTCAGCCTGACCACCTCCGCGGAGCTGGATGAGAACTACAACGCATTCCTGGATGAGATGGATGCGCTGGTCAGCTCTCTGGATGGCAATGCCTCCATGCTGCTGATGAACCGGGCTATGCTGATCAAGCTGCGTTCCATTGCCCGCCGTGCCGGTTACTACGAGCGCAGCAAGGATGACTTTGGCAGAACCGTGGAGACCTACGCAGGTGTCCCCATGGTGGACATGGGCAAGTACTACAACGGCAACGAAACTGTTGACGTGGTAGCCACTGAGGGCGGCAAGACCGCTATCTATGCTGTGGCTCTGGGTCTGGACGGCTTCCATGGCATTTCTCCCACTGGTACCGGTGTTATCAGCTCCTATATGCCTGACCTGAACGCCCCCGGCGCAGTAAAGACCGGTGAGGTGGAGCTGGTTGCAGGTGTGGCACTGAAGAACACCCTGAAGGCGGCCGTCCTGAAGGACATCGCCATCGGCGTCTAAGAGCTGAGAAAGGAGCGGCCTTATGGTTGAGTATTTCTTCTACAAAGAATCTTACAAGGGCAGCTCTGTTTCGCTGGATGCTTGGCCTGCGCTGGAAAGAAATGCCCGGGCAAAGCTGAATCAGTACAAGCGCAAATACAAAGTCATAGCCCCGGACGAAAACTCCGAGGCTATGGCTGTGTGCGCTATGGCTGAAGCCCTGGACTATTTTGCGGCGTCGCAGAACGGCGCAGGAACGGTGCAATCAGCTTCCATCGGGTCTGTGTCCGTCAGCTACGGCAACGCGGCAAGCGGCGTAGACCTGAGCCCTAAGGGGCAGGAAAAAGAGCTGTACAACTGCGCCTGTCTGTATCTGGAGATCTATCGGGGGGTGTGCTGATGCTTGCGCGCAGAAACACCTGCCCGGTAGATTATCGGCTATGCGATCAGACTGTGACCGTGTATCACAAGGACGGCGAACAGTATACCAAAAAGGTATATACCAATGCCTATCTGGATGAACGCAAGAACCTGACCGTGGACAAGACTGGGAGTAGGGAATCAAATTCTTTCCTTCTGATCGTCCCAGGATCTGTGCAGGCGGTTTTTGTGGGGGACAAGGTGCTGCGGGGTGTTGGTCCGGTAATTGCCGACAGCAAAGCCTGGGCAGCGTTCATCCCATCTAAAGTCCAAGGTTTGGTTGTGGTCGATTATGTGGACTGCAAGTACTGGCAAGGACAGATCGTGCATACGGAGGCTGGAGGATGAGAAGCAAGACAGAGCTTTATCGCTTACCTGACGGCACGATCGCTTATCTGGAAATGAACAGTGTAGGGCAGATTCTGAAGGATAAGGGGTTGGACGCCAACGGAGATGCCCAAAGGTTTCATACCGCCAATGTGTTGAAACGCATAAAGCGGTATATGCCATTTGTGTCGGGTATGACCTATAAAATCACTGTGGCGCAGACGGATATTTCCCGCCCGTACATAATCACTGATACACCGTATGCTAAGTATCTATTCTATGGCAAGGTTATGATCGATCCGCAAATCAATGCGGCTGGATTTATGACTTCGGAGGGCTGGCGATCCCGAAAGGGTAGCGTAAAGGTTCTGACAGATCGAGATCTGCAGTACAACCGGAACAAAAACCCTCATGCGGGCCCCCGATGGGATAGGGCGCTATCAGCGGCGGAGGGCAAGGCAATGGCTGCTGATCTCCAACGTTATTTGAACAGGAGGTAAAACGTGACAGCACTTGACAGAATCCGCAAGTGGTTATCCACATTCCCCGGCAACAATCGATTGCAATCTTTGCAAGTAGATTACTATTCCTCACAGCCGGATAACGGCAGCATAGCACCGTCCGGCTTGGTTGAGATTTCCCGGAAAGAAGATATTCTCGGAAACATAGTTGTGGAGAATCAGTACAACTTTGGACTGTACTACACGTTCCAAAAGGCTGCCGATGATGACGAAGGCTCCACGGAAAATGCGGACTGGCTCATGGCATTGCAGGAGTGGGCGCAGGAGCAAAGCATACTGCGATTGGCGCCTATATTCGGCGACGAGCCGGATACTGAGCAGATCAAAGCGCAGAATGGCTCCATTTATGGAGTGAACGAGGAAGGCGTAGCCATTTATATGGTGCAGCTTTCCGTAAACTTTTCTAAAAAATATGAGGTGAATTAACATGGCAAAAGACTTTAATGTGGGTGCAGGCGTCAAAGCAGCCAGAAAGCTTCTGATGACCTTTGTGAATGTTGCTGATGCAGAAGTTCCTGAATGGGAGCTGGTTGGCAGCGGCGTGGAAGAAAGTGCCATCGAGCTGAACCCCAATACTGAAACAGTAACGGATATCCTGGGCATTACTTCCACTTCCGTTACGAAATGGGAGCCGAATCAGAGCCTCGATCCTAATACGGTGAAGGGTGGCTCTAAGCTTAACTTTAAACTGCACAGTATTTGGCAGAATAAGACCCCGGAGCTTCTGTCCAAGTTTGATGTGCTGATCGTGTATGCCTATGTAGGTGAAGGTACAACCTTTGATGCAGAGGTACAGAAAAATTGCACGATCAATATTACGTCCATTGGCGGTAGTGCTTATGTGGATATGCCCATCGAAATCATGTATTCCAATGATTCCGAGAAGGGCACGGTAAGCATCGCTAATGGCGTGCCTACTTTTACTGCAGGGACTGCTGCACAGTAAAACACCCAAGAACGCCCTCCCGCTGACTGAGTTAGCGGGAGGGTTTTGAGAATTTGGAGGATAACTATGAAACTTAACACCGGTAAAGTAGAGTTCCCCATCGAATTTGACAACGGGGATAAGCAAAGCATTTATTTCAATCCGAACGACCCCAATTTGATGGTTCGGCTGAAGGATTTTCAGAAGAAACTGGAATCGAGAGCGGCAGAATTGCAAGACGTGGATCTTGGGTTGGACGGAATGGTTCAGCAAGGCGAAAGCACTGAGGTTATCGAAGCCTTTAGAAAATTTCAGTGCGCCATATATGAAGAAATTGATACGGCATTTGGAGGCAACATTTCGGAGGTTGTATTTAAGCACTGCTCGCCGTTTGCAATTGTGAACGGAAATTATTTTATCGTTCAATTTGTGGAGGCTATTCAGCCGGAGATCGAGAAGCACATAAAAAAGGCGAATGCTTCTGTGGCGGCAAAAATGAGCAAGCATACAGCTAAGTATCCCAAATGACTTGGGACCTGCCGGTGTCCGTTGAAATAGACGGAAAAAGATATGCGATTCGCAACCAATGCGATTACAGGATGATCCTGGACGTGATTGCAGCCCTTAACGACGAAGACCTCGAAATAGAAAACAGAATCCAGTGTGCTCTGATTATATTCTATGAGGATATGACCGGGATGGAAAATGTCGAAGCAGCAATAAAAGAAATGTTCAAGATCATTAATTACGGCGAAGAAGAACGGGCAGACCAAGCAAGACCTAAGCTGATGGATTGGGAGCAGGACTTTAGGCATATCG